GGTTGCTATAGATTATGACATTGTTAAGATTAGACCATTTAACGGTATATTTTATTTTGAAAGTATTAAATAGAAGGGGGTAACTGAAGAAGCTATTAAGGAAATGATAACCTATCACGTTGTTATGGCTAGTAAACAATATGGTTTTTCTTTTATAGAGGGTGGAGATATCCCAGGATTAAAGGCGAAATGGGAAGAATGGCAGGTCAAAAAGGCTAAAATGAAAAAAGTACCGGTTACTATTATGAGGATGGATAAAGGGGAATAAATGACAAAGCTACTTGATAATATTCAAGAAACAATAATTATAGTTCTATTAGCACCAATTATAATATTGCCTGAACTGGCTTATTTTATAGGGGATAGGGCAAGAGATAAGGTTGTAGATATGGTGCGGGAGGTAATCAATGAATAACAAAGAGGCTAATCAAATAATAGATAATTATAAACCTCATAAGGGATTTTACGACTTAACAGAAAGACCTAAAATCTTAACTAAAATTAAGTATGCGAAGGTATTGAATACACAGAACATATTAGCAGAAGCGGAAAAGAATAAAGAATATCTAACGAAGATGACACCTATACAATATCAAGAAGCCAAAGAAATATCTGCTTTATATCAGGCGATTGTTTGGCAATATTGGGGGTATAGATACAATTCTAATATATAATTATAGTTTGCTTAAATATGGGTAGCGTGTAAGTGTTGTTATATAAGGGGTTACAAAAACTATTTTTAAACTATAATTTTAAAGGAGGTATTCATGAAAGATATATTAATTTGTTTCAAGGGCATAGAAGAGCCGGAAGAATTTGAAAACATGACCGATTTTGAGATTATCAAGGACGGCAAGTTTTTATTCCTTTCTACCGATATTGACATGGAATATTATATACCACTGGCAAATGTGATGTGGTTTCAGATTAATTATGGAGGAAAAAAATAGGGATGCCAAAAATTGGAGATATAAAAAAAGATAGTCGTAGCCGTAAATATAACTATTTGGCTTGCATTGATTGTGGAAAAGAAAGATGGGTTATGATAGCAAAAGGTAAACCACGATCCTTGAGATGTAAAAGTTGTTCAAAAAAGGATAAGAATCACCCAAATTTCGGAAAGATAGGTATAAATTTCGGGAAATTTGGTAAAAGTCACTCAGCCTGGAAAGGTGGAAGATTTAAAGATAGTATCGGTTATATCTATATCTGGGTTGATAAAGATAGCCCGTTTGCTAAAATGAGAAGCCATCAAGGATATATTCTCGAACACCGCTTGGTTATGGCTCGATATCTCGGGAGTTCTCTCACTAAAGAAGAGGTGGTACATCATAATAATGAGATAGTAGATGATAATAGAATAGAGAATTTAAAATTATTTAAAAATCAAGGTGAACATACAGCATTTCATCATAAACTAAGAAGAGATTAGCTATAAAGGGGAGGAGAAGTAAATGTTTATATATTGGTTAATTATTTTAGGAATAGTTTTTTCTGTTTTGTTTGGTTTAATATGGTGGGAATATTGGGGTCAATTTATGTTTAACAGAATTATCATTAAGAAAGGAGGTGAACCAAATGAATAAGCAGATTGATAGCCAGGTAATCGTTGACATCATCAAGGCTCGTATAGGCAAACCAGAAGCTATTAACCAATACGACATAGCGGACAAATATATCAGTCTTACGGGCAATCATATCACGGCAAGGACAGTCAGAAACGTTATTGAAGATCTTCGCTTTGAAGGCTACCCGATATTATCCAGCACTGAAGATCCCGGCGGGTATCATTATCCGGCTACACGAAGCGAATATTTCGACTGGAAAGACCGGGAAATGGCAAAGGCGAAAAAGCAGATAGCTAAGTTAAAGCCGGTTGGGTTTGGCGTGTATAGATATTTTCACAAGAACATAATACAGCAGGTATTTAGTTTCGGGAAGAGATTAGTAGAGAGGGTGGGGTAAGATAAATACCAATATTTTCTATAAAGTTTATGCCGTTGGTGGAAAGGTTAAAGATAGAAAAGAATTACAGAAGAAAATTGACGAATTAGAAAAATATGCAAGGATAAAAAAACTTGCATTAAAAATTGAATGGGAGGAATAAGATGTGCAATTGTGTAAATGTCAAAATGGGTAGTTACGATAACCAAGTTACCTTGAAAATGCCCGATGGTAAACCAATGGGAATTGATAAATGTATAGTTGAAGAAATTAAATATATATGGTCATGGGGAGTTAAGACTACTGGTTGTTGTTGTGGGCATAATATACAAGAAGGTTATATCGGAGTAATTGATAAGGATATAGAGATAATGAAAAGGGGAGGTTATAAAGTATTGATTGATAAAAATAATTTAGGTAACGAAAATAATTTTATACCCAAAAGTCATTATGAAGATGGGAAATTAAGTTTTCTTGATTACGAGAATAAATATGAAAAGGAGGAGTTATAAGGAAAATGGATAAAACATTGTACTTTAATGAGGATAAAGATTATAAGAAACTTTTACAAAAATATTATGATTATAATACTGGCTATAACAAGAATTGGTTAAGGGGTTATGTGGCTTGTTTATTTGCAAGTATGATAATTGATGATGTAAAGCGATGCGAGTTAAATAGTTTTATAGAAGAATTATAAAGATTATTTTAATGGAGATATGAATGAGCAAAATTGACGGCGGTGCAACTCTTTGGGCAAGGCAAACATTAGATAGCGATATCTTTTATAATAAGCCTCACGTGTGGTTTAAGATATGGTTTTATTTGGTGAATAAGGTCAATCATAAGGATAATAAATTATTTAAAAGGGGAACTTGTTTTTTGAAATATGAATGGATTATGGAAAAAACTAAGGCAACTTATAGCCAAATCAAGCATTGCATAGAGTACCTAAAACACGCCAGACAGATAGCCACACAGAAAACGACAAGGGGAATGCTTGTAACCGTTATAAATTACGACTTTTACCAAACCCTTGATAATTATTATTATGAAGAAAGCCAGACAGAAAGGAAAACAAAAGGAAAACAAAAGGAAAACAAAAGCCACACTATAAACAAGAATGATAAGAATGATAAGAATGATAAGAATGATAAGAAGAAAGAAAGAGGCGATATTTTTTTAAAAGCCTGGAAAGATTTTAAAGAAATGAGAAAGAAGATAAAAAAGCCAATGACAGAATATGCTGAAGAATTAATAATAAAAGAACTAAATAAGTTAACCAACAATGAAGAAGAACAGATTGATATTCTTAACCAAAGTATTATGAATAGCTGGCAGGGGGTATTCCCACTGAAGAATAAAGCCACTACCCCGGCCAAAAAAGCTATGAGCGAAGAAGAGATAATGAAAATAATAGGAGGCAAAGATGAACCGTAAGAATTTCACGTTAATGATAAAAACATTTTCCGAAGTATATGAGAAGTCGCTAAACCCTTATGTGATAGAAACATACTACGAGCTATTCCGGGAGATACCGGACAGCCAGGTATCAGCCATCACTAAAAGCTGCCTGCGGAAGTGTAAATACTTCCCACGCCCTGCCGATGTGTTTGAGCAGTTAAGCGAAACCCCGGAAAAGTATATATTCAAGCAGGAGCCTGTATTAACTGAAGAGGAGATAGAAAGAAATAAAGCTGAAGCAAAAAAGGTAAGCGATATGTTAAAAGGTAAATTTAACATGCCGGAGACGGCGGAAGGAGGGTAGTAAATGGACTCTTTTGATATAGAAGAAAGATATAAAGAGTGGTGGGAAGGGAAATATTGTAGATTGGCAGGAAGGGGAATTTTAGAATATAAATATGTTGAAGAGGTAGAATTTATTTCACCACCCAGTGGTTTTAATGGAATAGTAATATTACATTATTCTGATAAAACTTTCGATTATGTCATACCAATAGATATAAAAGCATTCAAGCCAAGAAAAATGGATGTTGAAATAGAGGAGGTTACTAATGGATAAAGGAGAATATCTAAAATATAATATTAAACATCTAATAAAAGAAAGTTATTCAGGATTGGGTTATTTGCGGGGTTATATAATGGGATGTTTCGATTCGGGGAGTATAGAAATAGATACTGTAAAAGAATTAAATCAATATCTAAAAGAAAATATGGAAGATATAATTAAAAGACAAAAAGGAGGTGAAAAAAATGAATAAGTTACCGTATTTTTCGTTAAAGGTAGTGAAGATGAAGAAGGAGAAAATCCCTTTAACGCCTGATAACTGTAGTTGCAAGGTTTCTGAACTTTGCGAACATTGTGCTTTTTTAACGTCATATTGTAAAGGAATGAAGAAGCAACCCAAAGGCAACTGGCTTAACGGCGAAAACCTCGATGCGATAGAATACCCATGTTTTTGTACCTTTGAAAATAATGGCAAGGAATATTATGGAGAAATTAATACGATTGTTGACCTTTACGGTGCTACTGGATTTACTTTGACCGACATTACAAGACAAACTAAAGGTGTTAGTACAAAATATACTTACAAATCTATTGGAGATATGATAAAAAGTTTTAAAATTAAAATCAAGCCAGGTAAAGTAATAATATTCGAAAATGAGGAGGAATAAATGATACAGACTAAAAACAAATTCCTAATAGCTGCCTATATCGACTCCAGCCGGGAAAACATAATAGAAAAGTATGAGCAAAATATGCCGATAAATGCAATAGCCGAGCTATACGGTGTGTCGAGGTCTATTATTTATCTACGGCTGATTAAGTGGGGCGTTACCCTTCGGAAATATAAGGGGGCGAGGCGTAGAAAAGAGGAAAGGGTGACGGCACGGGAACACTACAAGCGGCAGTTTAGCAAGGCATTTTTAGCACAAAGGGCAATTAATACCAGGAGAAATGATGACGAAGAAAAAGGAATTAAGTATATTAAAGTAGCAAATATTATCAGCCATCCGTTATTTTATTAGGAGGGAGGTGAAAAAATTGAGTGATTTAGAGTTACTGCATAGAAAAATGAGATTAATAGAGAAATGGATGTTATTTGTAGATAAGAGGCAATTAGAGATTTTGGGTCGGATCTATAAGTTAGAGCAACAGAACAGCTATTATCCAACGAAGGAAGAAATTAGAAATATTAAAATCGGTTTAACCGATTAAGGAGGTGAAAGCAATGGAAATTAAAGAAGCGATAGAGTGGTTAGAAAATTATGTCAAATGTGTTACTTTTCCAAAAACGACTAATAAGGTGAATAAAATAATAGATAACATTATTGTCCTGCTCCAGCGAGGCGAGGCGTATGAGCAGATGTGGAATAAATTTAAACGATATCGTGGTGGTGTATGGAGCAATATAGGGAATGATTATGTTAAAGAGCTTATGGTTATATACGAACAAAAATATCTAAAGGAGGTGAAACAAGATTACCCAGAAGGCGATGAATAAAATTAAGATAACGGAAGCTAATATAAAGAAAGCGTGCTGTGATTTTTTACAGGTATTAGAAAATCAAGGTAAACTAATGTTTTTACGAAATAATACTTTGGCAGTAGAAACTAAAAGCGGTAACTATGTAAGAAATGGCAAAAAAGGCAGTCCTGATATATTGGTTTGGATGTCTGATTATATATTTATTAAAGACGATACGGTTGATTATGTAAGGTCAATAGCTATCGAAACTAAGGCAAAAGGAAAAGGGCAATCCGCAGACCAGATTAAATGGCAGGACGGTTTTGAGAAGCTGGGCGGGGAATACTATGTTGTGAGAAGTTTAGATGATTTAATTAAGATAATATTATAGAGGGGAGGTAATTATTTACACTCAAAAGTCGGACACTTGACAAGTTTTTTTGTATAATTAAGGCGTAGGGAGGTATAATGTCTTTTAACTTTGAAGGATATGAAACAATATTTAATTATGGTAGTTGTCCACCGGATAACTCCAAGCCATTTTGGGAAGTTGACAATTCCTTTGACGAGGATAAAGTTATCTTTAATCTCGACCTACAAGCAAGCCTACAAAAGTTAACTCCAACCGAAAGAGAAATTATCTTATTTTCTAATCAAGGCTATTCGATACGAGAGATAGCCGGAAAGATGTGCCTACCAAATAGCACTGTAGCGGATATAAAAGACAGAGCCATAGTGAAATTAAAGGAAATGATGAATGGAGAAGTGGAGAATATTTTTATATGAGTATTAAACGGACACTTAGGGAACGTAAATTTATTGCTGCATATATCGAGAATAATGGTAATGCTACTGAAGCATATTTAGTTATAAGCCCCAATATTAAAAGGGTAAATGCTAAAGATTACGGTTGTAGATTACTACAAAACATCAACCTTTCGAATGATGAACTTTTAAATGAAATGGGAATGACCGATACTTATCTCCATGAGAAGTTAGATAAAGGCCTTAATGCGACTAAAACCATATCAGTTATACCGATTAAACCTAAAATGGCACAAGATAATGATACAGACCTACCCGAAGCTAATTCAAAAAACATAGAATTTGTAGATGTAGACGATTTTGCAGTTAGGCACAGATATTTAGATACAGCCTATAAGTTAAAAGGGAAATATCCGCCCACCAAAAATATCAACGAGCTTACCGGCAAGGACGGCTCACCGTTAAGTATTACGCTAAAGAGGATAAGATATAGCGAGGAAAAACCTAAAGAATGAACCTTGAAATAGATTCTCAATATAATTATACCCCTTACCCGTGGGAAATCCCTATAATAGTAGCCTTTGAGCAAGGCAAAGAAGTTTGGATGACTATACATAGGCGAGGTGGGAAGGATTTATTCTGTTTAAAAGAGATATTATTACCCGAAGCCTTTGAACGACCTGGTACTTATCAATATGTTTGGCCTTCACTAAAACAGGGGCGTGATTCATTCTGGGAGGGTAAAGACGAAGAAGGCCGGGATATAATGAATCACTATATTCCACAAGAGATGATCCTTCATAAAGATAATGCCGACATGAAACTGACAGTAGCTTCTGTAGGCGGTACATCACTGATACAGGTCTTTGGCACAAATGATAAGCAATATATATCCTTGCGTGGTAAACCTTCAAATGGCGCAGTCTTTTCCGAATATTCTTATCAAGACCCTCGTGGCGATGAAGTTATATCCCCGATGATAAGGAAATCAAAAGGTTGGAGAGCCTATAATAGCACACCTAATGGCAACAACCACCACAAAGCGAGATTCTTCCGGGCTAAAACAAACCCTGACTGTTACACAATATTAGCAACGGTTTTAGATACCTATGACCATGACGGCAATAGACTGGTAACTGACGCAGACCTGCAAAAGGAACGGGATGATGGCAAGAGTGAGGATTACATTAATCAAGAATATTTTTGCTCATTCAATCAGGGGATAGAGGGAACTTACATCGGCAGGGAATTACAGGAACTGGCCAACGAAGGACACATAACCAAAGTGCCTTACGAGAAAGAATTGCTGGTAGATACTTACTGGGACTTAGGAATATCAAAAAATAGCATGGCGGTTTGGTTTGTCCAGCAAATGGGGAACGAAGTAAGATATATAGACTTTGAAGAAGCAACCGGAATGACCTTCACCTACTGGGCGCAACTACTACAGGCTAAAAATTATCTATACGGGAAACACTACGCACCGCCGGATGTCAGAGTTAAGGAAATGGTTGGCAAGGGGCAGATTGCACGGACCCGGCTTGACCACGCAGCCGATGTGGGAATTAAATTTGAAATAATAGTTTACTGTAGCTTTGAAAACAGCGTAGAAGTGCTAAAAGGATTACTTCCGGTATGTTGGTTTGATGAAGAGAAAACAAGGGTAGGCAGACAGCATTTAGAGATGTGGGGCAGAGTATGGAATGACATCTTGCAGAAATATACAGACCAAGAGAAGGCAGACGGCAATGATCATGCAGGGGCTTCTATTAGGTATTCAGCTATCTCAATCAGGCAGATAGGACTATACAAGAGTACCAGCCAGGGCTACGCAGATAACGACTATGACTATGTTAAGAGGCATAGCAATCGATATTCAGGATTGTAAGGGGGGAAGTATGAATAAGAAAGATAAAGATAAATTAGAAAGTGATATTTTAAAGAGTATTGAACAATCACAATCATATTTAACACACACTTCAATAGATTTATTAGACCCATCATATCAATTAATAAGGAAACAACTAAGGCTTATGCAAAATATGTTGGTGTTTATATATTTAACCAAACCGATAACATTAAACAAGACCTCTTTAGGCTATGTAGGCGACCAGAACTCACCGATACCGATATATAAAGAGGACAACCCGCTTTACCGTGACAGTGTAGGGACGGAGGAATTATAGGAGGACACGCCATGCCCTGGAAGATAACAGGTAAAGACGATAGATGTAATGTAGTTAACCAGAATACCGGAAAGAAAAAGAATAAGAAGCCGATGAGCCGTGCAAAAGCTAAGGCGTATCTGAAGGCTTTGTATGCCAATGTGCCAGAGGCGAGGAAATAATAAAGGGGGAAACGTATGTACGATAAATATTTAAAGGAATTAGAGATAATTATTGAAAAGGGAGATTATTTTATTGATTTAGACAGGTCAGCCAAACTACTCGACCTCATCATCAAAATCAAGACTATACAGGCTTTAGATACTTCCGCTGAGCTGATAGCAAATAGCCGAAGGTTATCGAGGAATTAAGGGGGGGAATATGAGATTATTGGATTTAAGAATTGGGTGGAATTTTACCAAATGTAGGGCTAAATATAAAGAACACAAAAGTGCGAATTATACATTTTATATAGTTGATTATCGAATGCCTGAAAATTGGGAAACTTATAAAGATATATTAGAAATGCGTAATGCTGGTGTAGTTAAGACAAAATATTTTCATACAGAGAAAGAAGCAAAAAAGTTCTTAAATGAAGTGACATAACAAATTCTCGGGGGAGAAGGATATGATATACATTGGCAAAAAAGAAAGACGAAAAGGCACGGACAAAGGGCAAGGCACTCGTTGAATTTGTACTCAACCGCTACAATTACTCCAAGACCAACATGGCAACCCGCCACGCCCAATGGGAAGAATACTACGGCGACTACCGAGGTACACGATCCGACCTGAAAGAAGCCTGGCAGTCCAATTATGTGGTTACATCACTAAAAGAGGCAGTCCGAACCAAGCTACCTATCTACATGAATATCCTGTTCCCTGCCGACCTCTCCAAGTCCTTTGATATCAAGCCAGGAGAAGAGAATGATGAAGCCATGATCCCTGCCTTAAAAGACATTATTGCCTACCAGTTAGGCAATGTAGGCAGAAATAGGGGTGGGCTATTTAACGTAGCAGAGGGCTTTGTCAAGCAATTCGAGATATACGGCTACAGTTTAGCCAAAGTTCCCTGGATAGAGAAAACCGATGATGATGAATTTGAGGGTGTAGATATCGAGGTATGTGATATCTTTAACAGCTTCCCTGACCCTGTTGCCCTTGACGTGAATAAGAGCTGGATTGTTATTCGCAAGCCTGATGTCTTTGTATCTCACCTAAGACAGTTAGAGACAAAGGGAACTTATCACAGTATATTAGATTTAAAAGACACTTCACAACCTAGATCATCTGATACAGTAGGCGAAAACAAGATTAATACCGACAGGGTTGAACTACTGGAATATCACGGCGAAGTGCCTAAATCGCTATTAGAAGGCAAAATATCAGATGAGTCTACCGTGAACGTCTATGAAGATGATTATGTCAGGGCTATAATCACCATTGCCAACCGTGAAGTCTGTATTAGAAATGATGAATACCCCTATGAAAGCGGGAATATCTTCGTTGACGCAAGCAAAGATAAAATGCCTAACGAGCAGTTTGGTGTAGGCACAGGCGAGGATATACAGAGCTACGCAGAAGAACTGACCAACGCCCACAATAAGCTATCTGACTGCATTAATATTATAGCTAATCCAATGGCTGTGATGAACCAACAGAAGATGGCAGGTGTATCAGGCGGAATAGTTATCGGACACCCGGGAAAGGTGTTCTTTACTAATCCTAATGTAGATGATGTTACTAGGGCAATGGCTTTTATAAATACCACCGCACAGGCCGATTCACTTGGTCCGCTAATCAATTTCATAGGTATGTTAGAAGATAAGATAATGAAAACCACACAGGCAGTCCCTGTTATCTCAGCTATGCCAAGTGCGAGTGAACTGCCCGATACTTTAGGACAAACAAGAATACAGCAGGGGAACGCAGCCGAGCCTATTAAGCATATTGTGAAGCATTGTTTAGAGCCGTGGTATCAGAGGGTATTAGAGATTATTTATAAGCACGACTTGCAGTTCTTCTCTAAAGAGGAGGCATATAAGGTTTTAGGCAAAGAGAAGGGCGCACAATGGATCAAAGAGAAAGAAAAGAATGATATCGAAAAGAAGGATATCAAGCTGGCCGGCAACCCTGACTTTATCCCCAGGGGTGTCAGTATATTTGAGGAACATCAGGTTGAGCTGGCTAACTTGCTTAAACTTACCGAGATAGCACCGATGTTTATGAAGCCTACATATAATCCTGATGGCACTCCTGCATTAGACGGAGAAGGCAAACCCCAAATGCAACCTGTATTTAATTTAGAAGTGATAGCCAAACGAGTGGGGGAAGATATGAATTTTAGGGATTTAGAAGAATTAATCCCGGGGTTAAAAGAGGAACGGGAACGCAAAGAGGCACAAAAGACCGCCAATAAAGCAGCACAATCCACTGCTGCCAGACCGCAGCAACCGGGATTAGCTGGAGGGAATCCCCCGCCTTCCAATAATCCTGCTGCGGTAATGAGACCACAAGTTAATCAAGGGGGAAGGTAAAAGGAGGAAACCATGACCAACTACGACTCTGCAATAGACCAAGCTGACCGCCTGCGTACCACTATAGCCACGGCTGGCTGGCAGGATATATTAAAAATCAAAAATGATAAAAAAGCACATTATACCGATAAAGCACTTACCGAGAAGGAAATAAGTAAAATCTATTATGCGCAAGCCTATGTTGAAGCTGTTGATAATCTATTTTTAGAGATTGACGCTTTGCTAAATGTAGGCGATGAGGCAAGGAAAATAAAGAAAAAATAAATAATAAAGGAGTATTAAACCATGACCGAAGAAACCAATAACCAACCACTTGACCCGGAAGGACAATCGAGTGATGGACTGGTAACAGAGGATTATGACCAGCTTTCCGATGAAGCTCTGGAAGCATTAGTCAAGGGTAAACCTGCACCTGTTAAAACTACCGAACCTGTAAAAGAGGGCGAAGAACCTCCTGCCGAACCAGCACCAGTACCAGCCGATGAACTACCTGATGACCTGAAAGGCAAGTCAGCCGATGAATTAGCCAAAGCCTATCTAAACATTCGTAAACTGCACTCTAAACAAGATGAGGAACTGGGCAACCTACGAAAATTCAAGACAGAAGCTGACAAACTTGATACCGATATGAAACAGTATCAGATAGACGCTACTTCACGAAACATCGTAGAAAAAGAAATAAAAACTATGACCGATGCCGAAAAACAGAAGTTTTACGATGAATTTTCTGAAGATCCTGCTAAGGCTCTTATGCCTTACATATCCAAAGCAATCAGACCTATAGCAGTAGTACAAGCAAAACAGGCGAATGAAACAGAGATAAGCAGACTAATCGAATCTACGAAGGATAAGCAAGTTCCCTATAACCGCAAGGCAGTAGATAAGATATTGTCAACCTTCACCACAGCAGACGGCAGGAATAAGCTGTTTGCTGTTCACGGTACAAAGGCATTTGAAGAAGCCTATAAGATTTACCGGGACCAGAACCTTGACGCTGCCATTGAAAGAGAAAAAAAAGAGTTCATTGAGAAAGCGACCAAAGAAGCAGAAGAAAAGGCTGCAAAGAAATCAAAGACCTATACAGAACCGCAAGGGGCTGTATCTGCTTCAAAAAGTGGATCAACCGACTATGATACTATGCCGATGGCAGACCTTGAGAAATTAGTCGGGAAACCAAAAGACTAACATAAAAATACAAATTAAATAGTCTGTAATTCACGGGGGAAAACAAAAATAATAATAAAAAGGACGTGAATTATAATGGCATTAACAGGTGGAACAGCAACCACAACCTCAACCCTTACCCAATTAATGAAAACCTATTACGATAGGAAACTATTAGATTTTGCCGAACCAGTAATGGTAGCCGACAAACTCGCAGACCATAGTCGTGATATTCCTCAAAAAGAGGGTAAGACCGTAAACTTCACCCGATATATTGCACTGGCTAAAATAACTGCTGCAACCGCAGAAGGAGCAAATCCCGATGCTGTTGAGATGGAAGCCTTCGAGTTCGAGAAAACCACAGCCAAATACAGTAACACCATCCAGCTAAATGATACTTTAATTCTGACTGCTTATGATGATGTCACCGAAGCTGCGGTTATGCTCTGTGGTACTAACATGGGTGAAAGTATAAATTACCAGTATAGAAAGGCAATGGCTTTAGGCTTCTATCCTATGAGGGTAGATAATTCAACCACCTATGCTAAATCTGATGCTGTAGATACTACAGCAGATACGACTTATTGTAACTCAAGTTTAACCGAAGCAGATAATTTCTGGAATGATGGAGTAATCATCTTCACTTCAGGACAATGTGCAGGGTATGCAGGATTAATAAGTGACTTCGTTCAAAGTAGTGGAGTCGTTACTTTTGCACCTGCCTTAAAAGACGCACCAGGCGATACCGATACTTTCCGTATCGTTGTTACCACCGGATTAGCCGCTGCTAATGTAGTCACAGGGTCAGCCGTAGAAAGAGCTGTAGCTATCCTAAAGCACAACAAAGCACCTAAGTATGACGGTAAATTCTATGTAGGGATTATGAGTCCCTTTGTAGTCTATGACTTCATGCAAGACAGTGCCTGGGTTAATGCACAACATTACGCTTCCCCCGAAGCTATCAAGAATGGCGAATTAGGCAAGTGGGGCGGAGTCAGATGGTATGAAGATACCGAAGCCTGGACAGAAACAATTACTACTGGAGCTGCTACTTCCGGAGCAAGAGGATTTGGATACTACTCTGCAACAGGTACTATCAACCATACCCCAATATTCGGTAAGCACGCTATAGCAGGTACTCGTATAAGCGGCGTAAAAGACAAACTTATAATTAAGGTTTCAGGACCACAAGACACCTCTAATGCTACTAACGCATTTAGTCTTGTATCATGGAAGGCTTACTTTGTAGCTGTCGTCTTAAACGGATTATTCGGTGTAAATATCATAAGCGGTGCAAGTACCGTAGCTTAGTAAATTAACAGATTAACACAAATAGGCAGGGCGTAAAAACCCTGCCTGCAAAAAAGGAAGTGAGATTTTATGACTATAACTAAAAAGATTGAACAAGGTTTTGGTAATGGTGTCAATGGATTATACGATGTCCTGAAATGGTTCAATAATATGCCAGTAGACGCAGAGATTACAATTGGTGCAGAAGGCACAAATACTATAGATGCAGCTATTCAATTGAAAGACTATTTAGGTAATAATGTAACAATTCCAACTTATTTACCAGCTTATTGTTGCACGACATCAGCAGGAACTACAAAAGAAACTACTACTGTTTCAACAGAAGCCGCCATACTTACTGATGGAGAAATATTAGTAGTAACTGCAAAAACTGAATATACATTACTTAGTGAAGCAAATGGGAAAATAGGTGTGAGATTTACTGATACAGGAACGAATAGTTTTTATTTTGCAATAGTTTTACCAACTGGAAGAATAGTTGTAAGTGACGTAATAACCTTTACCACTTAACTTAACAGGTTTTGCGGCTGTCCGATGACACAACCGCAAACATATATTTCCAAAAGGAGGAAAAATAAAATATGAAAATTACTTTATATGAAATTATGGGTCTAAATGCAGGGGTTAACGCCATTATGATGAGGGAATTACCCCCGGAAACAGCAATGAAATTTAGCAAATTAATAACTAACTTCGTAAAAGAACTGCAAGAAATTGAAAAAGAAAGAAATAGATTAGCTGTTAAATATGCCAAAAAAGACAAAGACGGCAAACCTTTATACAAGACAGACAAGAAGGGCAAGAGTGCTTATGACCTTACTAAAGATAACCGTATCGCAATGGGTGTTGAGTGGGATAAGAAGAACCAAGAAGAAATTGAAATACCCTTTGAACCACTTAAAGCAACAAAGGAAATATTTGGCGAAACCATTACCCCCGATACATTGTATCAATTAGGAAAATTAATAGAAGAATAAAGGAAGTGATTTTAAATGAATATTAAATCAAGTGGATCAAAGGCGGCATCTGCCCTTATATTTACAGGGTCTTGCCATTTAGTAGGTGTATCTTTTACAGGTGATACCTTAAAATTCCCCACATTAACCGTATATGACAGCGTAACTGCAGCCAATACGGAAGTAGCTGTATTAAGACCGGTTTCATCTATCACCGATGTTACTAATGGCACTATTAACTTAATGTTCCCCGGAAATGGTATACATTGTGCTTCAGGAATATATGCTTCTCTATCAGCAGTAGAAGGGGATTATATTATTTATTACAGTGAAGATTAATAAGAAAGGAGGAAATTATGCCAACACGTATACCGATATACCGAGATGATATGTTTGAGAGAATGGACAGGGATAAGGCAGAGCTAAAGAAAGAGATAAATGATGTTGCCCTGCTTATACTTGCCAAATTAGAGCCTTGTGTATGTGAAGAAAACAGTAAACCAAAGATACTTATACAACCTATGACAAAGAAAAAATAAAGTAAGGTGATTATATAGATGCTTGCCACAATAGCAGAAATTATTACAGATGTGCGGTCTTTAGTCAATGAAGCAACTGCCTCATTCTGGACAGATGTCGAGATAACCCGCTGGGCTAATAAAGGGCAGGAGATAATTGGCACCGAAACCAAATGCCTATCTAAATATTATAAACATACCCTAATTGCTGCCGATATTGTTAATACTCGTGAGATACGGATGTATTCTGATTACGTTGCCCTTGATGACGGCGGTATTATCTATGACGGGAAACCATTAGAGCAGATAAGTTTAAATGCCTTAAATGAGCATGCCGGGAGCTGGCGGACTACTACCGGCACACCATCCCGCTTTTATTTCCGCAGCGATATGATAGGGTTTTACCCCATACCTTCTGTTGGTGCAGTTGTTGAGTATTACGGGATAGAGAGGGCAACTGAACTGTCAGGCTCTACCGTTCCTCTATCAGGTGATTATAGAGCGGTAGCTTTTAGGCAGTATATTGTAGATTACGCTGTTGCACAATGCTGGTACAAGAAAAATGAGATGGAAAAGTATCAGGGTAAGATGGCAGAGTTTATGAGGGGAATATATAGCATTAATGCAATATTGAATGGACACAAGAATCAGGGGGCGCAGATAATCCCCGGATACCGTGCAAGGGGACACCGTTATGCAGTACATTATGGAGATACTTCACGTTTCGATTAGGAGTTGATTAAATGGCTAAAAAAATATACAGAATATTAGATGACCTCTCCCCTTGTGAAACTCATTTACGTGACCTTCCCCGCAAACCTTCAGGGCTTTATAATTTAAAGCTGAATGAATACGGCCAGTTGGAAAAGCGTAAAGGTTATTCTAAATACAATACGACTTCTTTAAGTGAAGACCACAAGATAGTGGGCATGCATAGATTTTATAAACAGGCCACTACTACTAAGGAATTTTTAGTGGTCTGTGATACTATTGTTTCCAAATTGGCGGAAACTGACCCCTGGGGGGCAACCTCTATTAAGACAGGTTTAACCGCTGATAAGGAAACATTTTTTGTTGATTTTCTAAACCACTGCTATTTTGTTAACGGGACTGACGGCGTCTTTAAATACAATATGACCAATACCAGGACAGTGGGGATAACTGTACCTGGCGCTCCTACCGGCGTTTCTAATATTAATGGCTCTCTGACCGAAGGAATTTATTATTATAAATATACCTTTGTAGATGAAGATGGTTATGAAAGCAATGGGGGGACTACTTCGGAGGCTATCACTGCACTGGCTGACCCTAATGACGGTATTACCTTGACCATTGCCGCTTCTACTGACGCAAAGATAACCAAGAGAAGGATATACCGCACTACTTCCGGGGGGACTGTTTATTATTATGAGGGAGAAGTGCCAGATAATACCACTTTAACCTTTGCCTCAACGACTGCCGATGCCACCCTTGCCATAAATTCAGTCTTACATGATGATCACAATGCACCGCCATCTACCAGTCACTTAATCGCTAAACGATTAAACAGGTTATATCTGGCTTATGCTGAAAAATTATATATCTCTCATATCTCTGATTGTGAATATTTCCCCAGTGACTGGTATATACAAGCAGGGAATATGCAGAAGATATCAGGCCTAATAGAACAGGTGGATACACTACCCGTCTTTACTGATGACAGTATAGAAAGGCTTGTAGGAACAGATGAAGATAATTTTGAGTTTAGAAACGCCTATTCCACCAATGGCAATATTGCCTATCGTTCAGAAATTAATTGTGATAATCTACTGGTTTATTTAAGTTTTGAAGGATTATATTACTTTGACGGCGTGACCTCTAAAGAATTAAATATTCCCTTAAATGAATATATTAAAGCAAATATCAACGAAACCTACGCTTCTCTTTCGGCTGCCTGTTATTTTGATAACAAATATCTTCTAAGTTATCCCAAAGGGGAAAGCACTGTCCCCAACGAAACTATATATTATGACTTCAGGACTGGCACTTATGGGGTATATTCTTTCGCTTTTGACTGTTATTCAAAATGGGATAAGGGAAATGACGGATTAAAACTTAAAGGTGGCTCTACTACCATAGGCAGGGTTTATTCTGTCTTGACCGGGACAACCGATGATACTGCCTCAATCACTTCTTATGACAGTCCTGAACCGATAGATTTAGGGATGCCTGACATCTGGAAGCAATGGTTTAATATTTATATCAAAGTAAAGTCTACCACCAGAACTAATACCACTGTTGACGCTGATTCTGCTGCTTCCCAAAAAGTTTTGAATGTTACTTCCACTACAGGATTTTCAGCAGGGGGATTTGTTGTTATAAATGAAGGTGGGGCAAGAGAAGAAACAAAGATTATTGCTACCGTACAAAGTGGTATTTCATTAACTATGACTACTAATTTAACTTATGCTCATACCGCAGTCCAAGCCGATACAGTAGTAACACCTTTAAGATTTTATTACACTTTAGATGATGCAACGGAAACCTATAAAGATTTAACCTTAACTGCCGATACGACCAAATGGTACAAGATAGATTTAATTACAGGTGGGCAAAGAGCAAGGGCTTTGAAACCAAGACCTTATATCAGTGACGCTTATGATGCAACCATTATGGGATATGCCTTTGTCTATGATATTGAAGCACCTGAATATTAAGGAGAAATTATGCCTATAATCGTAACAAAAAACAATGAAATATCTAAGGGAATTGAACAATACTTCAAAGATAACGATATAGATATTAAAGATATCCGTAATCTGAAATTACTATTGCAGAGAAATAATGACCTGCTGGAAGGCGGATTACGAAGCAATAATGTAACGGGCTTTAGAAATACCTATGTTATTAATTCATCTGATAGTTTAGATGATACCTACCCTTTAGACGTTCATTTTAATATTGAAAATGAAATGACCAAGATTGTATCAATCAAGCTGTCTTTCTGGATAAA